GATCACGGAGACAATGACCGCCCATACAGACGCTTTGAGTGGGCGTTGTCTTTGCTCGAAGCCATTGAAAAGAGAGATGACGGAGAAAAGAAAGAATTTTGCGTCATCTTTGGAGGACATTAAAACCTAGGCGATCAGACCCCGAAACCATCTGCAAGGGTGGTTTTCGGTCTGGCCGTGTGGCTGGAACAAAAGAAACCAAAAAGAAAGGACACGACACACTATGACAACAGAAAAAGAAAAAATGATGGACGCTCTCGGCGTCTTTATTCGCCAGCGTGCTGGCTTGGAGTTCGGCAACTACGGCGATCTGCAATCTTATCGCCAAGAGCAGAGGAGCATAACAAAGGACAGACACCAAGCCTTTGAGTTGTTCCGTTTTATTTGTCGCTCTGAATCCATAACCGCCGAAAGAATCAAAGCAGAGGCTAACAATCGGTTGGAATGGAAAAACGACAAGTGGGAATATACGACTGGGCAATACTTCCCGACTGAGTATAGGCGGGCGGTTTGCAATATGCTCTCAGCGGTCTTGTGGAATTGGTTTCGGGAGGAGTGCCAATGCGAGACGAGAGAAAAAATCCAAGCGTCAGCAAAACGCGAGTTCAGCAGATCAGTAGCTAAGAGGTGGTTTCGGTGATCTGCTTCTCAATCTACTCTCGCAACGGCTCTTTCGTCTGCCGTTTTGCAGAACGCAACCGAGCAGAAATGTGGAGGAAGTTTCACGGCATCCAAGATTATGTCATCAGAAAGGAGGTATGGCGATGAACTCACCACAAATCTACTCGCTCGGACTATTGCACGGAGGACTCTTGCTTGGTTTCGTCTGGCTAGTCTGGCCTAAGAATAAACGGAAATAAGTTTTCCCTCGTCTCCCATCGTAGCGGATGGGAGGAGAGGTCAAACTCGTTAGAGATGACCTAACAAACAGAAAAGAAAGGATACACGCACAATGAAGAGTAAGAAATACGATCAGTTGAAACACATACTTAATCTATTCGGCCAATTGTCGGATAGAAATTCCTATAAACAATATAGAAATGCGGTTCATTGTCTTGCAAATTACGCAAGCAAAGAGGTTGAGAAAATAGAAGGAAAGAAGGTGGGCAAATGAAGCACCCAAAGCAATTAGATGAAGTTGGAATTACTGAAAGCTATCTGAGAAAGATGGCTAAGAAGGAAGGCGTATCCTATAAGAAGGCGGTACAGATAGCTATGGAACAATGGGGAGAGTATTCCCTAAAACTGATTAACAAGATTGTCGCGGAGGATATAAAGACAAAATAACAATCCCGCCAAGGGTTCAATCCCCAATGGCTTTCGCGCTTGCTTACAAACGGCAGCGCAGCCTATAAGGAGAATATGAAAACTAAAAAAAGAATGAGCAAAAGAATAAAAAGAATAGGATGTTTTGAATATGGCTATATCAGAAAGCCATCCGAAATGTTGGGAACGATGTACCCACACCGCCCGCATTGGTGGATTCAGCACCTTGGGAATGGATTGGATGCAATATACAAAACTAAACGGGAATGTTTTGAGTGGATGAAATTATGGGATTTGAGATGAACGAAGATGAAATTATTAAAGCCTACCTTTCGCGACTAGGTAAGAAAGGCGGGAGCGTCAAAGGTCCGCAGAAGGTGCGACCCAGGGAACACTATCAGAAGGCGGTAGGAATCCGATGGGCTAAGTATCGGGAGCGTAAACAAACGGAAGCACAGCCACCTAAACGGTAGGCTAGATAGCCCTATAAGGGTATATAAAAATAGCCTATAAGTGCTATACAAACGGCAGTCTAGCGACCAATACGGCAACAGCAGGCTCGGTTTCCTAGCTCCTCAACCCTAAATTTGACCACTGGAAGGTCTGGGGCATCAGCCTTGCTACAAAGACGCTTAGAAACGGCATTTCCGCTCGATTGTGAGCGTTTTAGAGCCTTATTTTTGGCTACCTTTGGCATATTTACCAATTTTTGCAGCTCCACGCGCGAGCCGTTAGCTTGTTTGGAGGGTTGCTATCGCACTTGTGCCTAGCCCTAAAGCTACGCCTACGCGCTGGGTTGTTCTTCTTGATGGTCATATCTGGATCTCCGTATCGGATAACCTTGCTTTGCCCATTCTGGCAAGCTCGGACCACAAACTTCTTACGCTCTCCAGGTGTACGCCTGGGGCTGTTGCAAGGAAGTTCTCTAGGATTCATTCATCTACCTCATCGGTATCCCAAACGCTAGGACAGGCATCGTGGAGCGATTGTAGTGCCTTCTGGTGGCTTTCAAAAAACCCTGACAGCCTCTTGACCTGCTCGGTAAGGCTGTTCCATTGCACCTCAAAGACCTCATAGGAGCAGTTGGCGTTCATATCGTCTACCAATTGGCCTAGCAAACGTAGCACGCCATGCAACTGTGCATTCTCACGTTGAAGCAGGGCAATGAACTTGTGCGCTACCTTCAACTGCTCTCTATCTTGATTCAAACCCGCCCTTCTTGGCCTTCATTAGCCGCCACACCTTGGGGCTGATGGTGCTTTTGGATTTAGGACGGCTAGTGCCAGCCTTGCGTCTGGCGTTAATGTTGGCGTATAAACCTGGTTTGCTGTTGTTCATTTCACGATTGTACCACACCGCAACAAAATCAAAAGTATAGAAGCCTTTGCATTTGCGATTCACTAATACAATTTTCTGGCTCGCTTTGGCTTTGCAATACGCCAGCAATCCTAATCAATCTCTTCTTGAGCATTTCTTTCGGCCATCCGTCTTCAATGCCCTTGCATCTCGTCCACCACAAAATTGACTTAAATGTAGCTTGGGAATGTTTGGCGTAGTCAGCCTGCGTATCTCCAGCCACAAAATCGTACCCTCCCATCCTCATTTGGCTTCCGTCTCCATATCCCCATAAACCTCGCAATCCCAAACTGCGCCTACTATGCTTCCATCAAACAGCCTTTCAACAGCCTCAACCCACCCACCAACCTGGCAATCCTCCTTGATTTTGGCCACAATTTCGGCTGGGACTAGCTCTATTTCCCTCTCCTCGTTATCTGTCAACGACTTATCAATTTCTGGGACAGCTGGGACAGGTTTTTGCAACCCTATTTCACCCACGGGTGTATTACATAACGTATCCTTATTAGATACTATAAACTTTTCAAGCAGTGCGCGTAGGTTATAAAAAGGTGTCCCAATTGTCCCAGAATCCGCTTTCTTATCCCTTTTAGGACATGAAAACGGCTTAATGGCGATATATGACTTTGGCTTGGCAACGACCCCATCTCCAACCAGCTTGGCTATCATGGCTCGATGCGCCCGATCCCCGCGATACTTGGCACACCCGAACCTGCCATCTTTGTATATGTATAGGTGTTCCTTTCGGTTGTCCTGCCCAAGCGCGGCACAAGCTGGACAGCCAGCCTTGATCCCGCCGTCTGCCGCATTCTTCACGTTATGCAACTTTGATATGTCTAGGCTCAAAACTCATCCCTCCTATGGCTTGCTCTGGATTGCCCTTGAACTGCCACATTCTTAAACCCTCTTGCATTCTTACCGCTTGGAGCCACAACCGAATGACTCTGGGTTGCGCCATGTATGGCATACATCTGCTCATTGATGACCTTCTGGAGCCTAGCAAGTTCCATTGCGACCCACCTGCGCTCCGCACAATACTCTCCGTATAGGGTTATAAGCTCCTCATTGGTTATCTCAAATCCCTTGGCCTTTGTTACCTTTTCCTTGATGAAGTTTGTGACGCTATCCGACTCCGCAAGCAGGCTGTTGACCTTCTGTATTTGCGGGCTGGCTAGGCGTATGTCTCCAGTCTCCCTCACATCCTTCAGCAACTCGCGAAACCCGCATAGGAACCAAGCCAATATCTCCGATCCTTCCTCCTCTACCAGCTTGTCTGCAAGCCTATCAACCTTCTTGGCTGGTGGTGGGTTGGTAAACTCAAGCAGCAACAACCTCCTACCCCAAGCCTCAACGTCACCTTCCAGCGCGACCTTGAGCCTTTCGTTGGACGTGATGAGGATATTGAATATGCCTTGCAACACTACGCCATCATTAAGACCCTTGCCCTCCGCCTCCATCGTGTCTCCTCCAGTTAGCCCCTTGATGACCTTGGCTCCAGGGGTTGACAAGAAGTTTCCAGGCACGTCTGTTCCAGAGAGCAGTGTCTTGGCTCGAAACCTATACAACTCAAACTGATTATTGAGATGTCCAGTTCTGAGCGCGGCCATGTTATGCTTGCCAACGATGTTTAGAACAATGTTAACCAGCGTTGACTTGCCTCCACCAGCCTGCCCATACATCACCATGAATCTCTGAATGATGTTCCTTCCGAACAAACACATCCCGCCGTACTTTTGAAACATCACCGCATCATCTGGATCGCTGAATGTCGGACCAACCAGATCGGTCAAGAAGCGTTGTGGGATCTTATCAATTCCCTTGTACTCTATCGGCGATTGATTGCGCGAATAGAAGTCTGGGCTGAAGTCATGTTCGCGCAGCTCTCCGTCATCATCAAAAGTAATATAGCTGTTGGCGCAATGCACACCTGGAATGCCCTTGTTTATGAACGCATCCTGCACCTCCACCATGCCCCGCAACTGGCGGGTAATGGATGTGAGCAGCCTCTCGCTCCTCATGTCTTGCGTTGACGGCTCGCCAATGTCTCTACCTACTTCCAGTATGGATGAGCTTATCTCCTGCTTGATCGTGTCCTCGCTCTTAATGCCCCACAGTCCTGTCTCTGGATCATACATATAAAACTTCTTCTCGGATGGCTCCCATAGAATTTTGTTTTCGGTGTGATACTTCGCAGCCCAGAACGGCTCATTGATACCAACCAATGTTTGCGCCTCAGTTTCCGTATTGGTTCGGTACTTGAACGGCGCGCCCCAAGCTTCCTCCAACTCCTTGCATTTCTTTTTATGCTCATCATCCTTCCACGGTCTATTGGTATCCTCTGGCCAATTGATTTCGCTAAACTCAATCTCGACTGGAGTTGCCCCTCTAACTGGATATGTGTACTGGCATCCGCTTGGATGCGTTCCGTAAACTATTGTTTGCCCGCCATTACTTCTCCACTCACCCCAATCCTCAGTGCCAGCCTTGATCTTGAATAGGTCTGGATATTCGCCTTTTACCTGCACCCAGAAGTTGCGACCTCTAGCTCCCTTGGTTTGGAATGTTGCGGCCAGCTTTGGATTAGCCTTCTCAAACTCTTCCGCCCTTGCGTCACTATCCACATCAATGCTGCACAGATTGGATGATGCCTTGCCCATCAGCACGCCTATGTTCGTTGCCAGCAACTTCTGAATATACTCGGTGCGGAGGGTTTCCTCGTACGCAATGTTTTGCCACCCAACCTGCACTGGACCCTTCATTCCTTTCGGAACAAGTAGGAATACTGGTTTGCCCAAACGACAGCGTAAGGCTGTCAACATTTCTTCATTCATATCACGATTTACCTTTCTGCTTATTTGTTTTGTATCACGATGTTCAACCACTGCAAGTGGTATCTGCTTTTACTTATTAAAATTTATGCCCCTTTGTTTCAAGTGGTAATCGTGATTACCAGCCGCAAGATCTCCTTGCGTACCATTCGGGACATTAAGTTCATATTAAAATTCAAACTGGCTCTGATTCAAGGGGTAGACACACTGAGGAAACGCCCGATGCAGGATCTCCCTGCATACCACAACGCCAGTTAGTTATTTGTCTTATAACTCAATCGCCTTTTGCGATGCAAGCACAATATCTTCGTAGGTAATATTCCGCAGAGCATTGCACCAGTATTGAGTTTTTGGGGTGCGATTGCTCGCATCCTTACACTTGGCCTGCGGCAATCCTGCGTGCGGACGGCAAGGTGCGTGCGGGCAGGTATCGGGTTTGAACACCGACACGTTCTTGGGGTAATAGGTCATACGATCAGCGGGATCGTAGCTACCCCACAACGACACACACGGCGTATCCAATCCAGCAGCCATATGGTTGACACTGCTATCTGGCGCAACAACAAAGTCAGCCCCGCTGATAATCGGGAACAGCGAGCGCACAGCCTTGGTGCAGTTGAATAGGTCGATCACTCTAGGATGATCCACCTTGAAGTTGTTGCTGTTATCCAGCCCAATGATGACAGCGTGATGTTTGGGGTAAGCCTCAAGCAACGCCAGCACTGCCTCCTGCCCCATCGTTGGCGGGTAGGTGCGAGTAGGACCGCTGGACGAAACATGATAAGCAAAGAAAGGACTAGGCAACGGCCACTTGCCCATCGCCTTTAGCTCTTCGTGATCTGGCTCGATGAGATGTAGAACTG